AACTCTCTTTGTGTGTATGACATTGCCACCCTCATTGTGTTCATCTATAGGATGATATTTTCTAGAAAAACTTGATGGTATTTTCCAAAAAGAATCAGCTCTTAATAAAATTGATCTCACAAAAGATTTTATAGATTCATCTTTAATAAGGTTAATCTCATTCAAAAGTGGTTCAAGTATTTTGTCTTCTTCTTTTAAGAAGGAAATTTCTTTCTTTGCGGAAAGTATCTCGTCTAATATATCATCTTTCATTATTGCTCATTTCTTTTTTAAACCATTTATCCCATTTTGCGCAGGGCTTGTCATGAGGGCACTGTTTGCAATATGTTGTAACACCTCTTCTAGAGGGAAATACTTTTTCATTTTCTATGGAATTACTCCAGTATTTGAGTGCATCTATATCTTCGTTATTAATTTCATATTGAACAAATTCTGGTTTGGGGTGAATTAGATCGTAGTAACCAAACTTAGCATTGTTTACTTTACTGCCATAAGAGTGCTCAAACCCCCTATGCATCACTGCAAAATCTGCTACGTGCATAAACTCATTTTTTAACTTATAATTAAAAACCCATTTAACAACATAAACGTCTTTGTCTAAACTATATATAAGATCAAAAGAATCTTCAATATATAAAGATTTATTAATTGGAACAATAAAGCTATTGTCTATTCCCATTGGAATAATTTCTGGACTTGAATAATACTCAACAAGATTAAGTAATGCTCCAGCAGCCTTAGTTGTTAAGCTAGACATGTTTCCATAAAGACTCTCATGCTGTTCGTGTATTATGTCATAAGCTGTTGTATCTTTTGGATACCACAACTTTTGCCACCTATTTAACAAAGATGAGTATGAAGCTATAACGCCAGATTGTTTTTTGTAAAAGAAAAACTGCACTACGTTTTTCATTGTGTTTTCAAACCTTTGCGTTATTAAGTGTCTTCCGCCAATTGTTTCTGGAAGATTTTGATTATATCTAAAATCATATAATCTCTCACATGTTTGAAAATCTTTTATTTCTTTAACGGTAATTTTTTTCATTTTTCTCCTAGATAATAGACATTGATTCTGCAATCTCGTCTATATAAGATTGATTTTCTGATGAAGAGTATGAATCATTTGTTATTGGCTCATACTCTTCATATGTCTTTTTTTCGTCTACATATCTGACTAACGGAGAATCATAAACAAATGTTGAACCAGTTATTCTGTTCTTTGGTATTTGCAACTGCATGATTGTCTCGTCTTCTGATTCGTCTCCACTGATTAGTTTCTTTTCTGTTATAAAAATTGTGACTGCACACTTTTGTTGAATTGCTAAAGATCCACCAGTATCCGATTGTTGTACTACTTCACGTCTTTCTTTCATTCTATTGGCGTTTTCCTGGGCTGTGATGATTAAAACGCAATTCATATCTCTTGCTAATTTTTCTAATCTAACCATCATCTCTTCAAATTCGCCCCATCTAGGCTTACCTTTCCCAGCCCCTCTGGTGAACATTGATTGGATAGTATCAATTACGACTACATCGGGAAGGGACTCAGCGTGGCCCATAATGTCTCTGAGCCATCTTTCAAGGTCCTCAAAGTATGGGGTGTCGGGATCATGCCTAACCATAAATCTGTCTCCCCATTCAGATAGTTTGTCTTTAAACTTTTTTAGATTTTCATTCTTCTGAGAGTCAGTCCAGTTTCTTGCTTCAGCGTAGACATTTTTCCCAATTATTTGTGTCATCAGCACTCTCTCCCAGTGTGTAACTGCTTCTTCAAAATTGACAAACAAAACCTTATATCCAGAGTCGGCCCAATGATTAACCAAACATTTAGCAAAGGTGCTCTTTCCTTTTCCAGACGGAGCGATGATAGCATGAACAGCTCCCTTAAAAAACCCGCCCTGATCTGTATAACCCATGGCCCTATTTAAGGACTTGTACTGAGTTGGTAAAAAGTTAGGTATATCTAAAAGAGTGTCTGCTCTTTTTGATATGTCAAAGGCTGTTGTAACATTATCTAGAGGATTATAATTAAGTTCTGTTTCTAGATCCTTAATTTCTGATGTAATCTCTGCAATTCTCATTACCTCTTTATCAGTTTTTTCTCCTTTTTGGGTAAGGAGTATCTGAAGCTCTTGAAGGTAATCGAGCTGTCTTCTTTTGTTCGCCTTGTACTTGATAATATTAACAACAGATTCTGCTGTAGAAACTTCAATAGACATTAATATGTCCATCATTGTGTCAACTCCAGCAACTCCACCCAGTGCTGGATATATATCTGTCTCAGATTCAAGCCATATTCTAAAAGCTACTGGGTCAACAATATCTATCTTAGTAGTGTGATAGTAAGATATGAGAGCTCTATAAAATTCATTAATACCAGTTTGACCGTGTATAGAACCGACTATTGATTCTGGCAGATTGGAATCAAAAAAAACTATAGCCCCATTAACTCTCATAGATAGAGCAAATATTTGATACTCTATTGGATACTCTTCTGTTTTTTGAAGCTCTACTACTTCATCCATTTTTCTTTTTACTATCTTTCACTTTTTTGTAGTACTGCTTTCGTCTATCGGCGTTGTGTTTTTTTGCTTTTATGTAAAAGGGATCATCTTTTATAGATCTCTTTTTGCTTTCAACATTATCGACTTCACAGTGACGTATTGCATCTAGCATTCTATCATACACGGATTGCTCTGTCAGTAAGTCGTTATACCTAAATACAATAAGAGCAATTCCATTCTGTTTGCAGAGTTCTAGTTTTCTTTGATCTCTTTTTTGGGCCTGTTCAAATTCGTATTTAGAATCAAAAAATCTTTGAGTATAGTAAAAATGCTGTCTTCCATGATATTCTGCTGCTAGATTATATTTTGGACAATATACATCTAACTTTAGTCTTTCTCCTATATGAAATTCATTAACAATTTTTTCTCCAGGTAACAGCTTTTGCATAATACTAGTCAGAGCTGCCTGGCCTCTTGACATTTTTTTATGATGATCTTTTATCCAAGATAAACCTAAATGGTTGATTCTTTTATTAAGATCATTTATAGAAAGTCCAGATTCTTTTGCTATTTCAGATAGAGAGAGCTTTGTTTCAAATAATAAATCTATTAAAAATTCATTATCATCTATTGACTCATCCCAATTTTTTCTGGGCATGGAGTATCACTTAGCTTTATGAAAAGACCTAGCTAACGTAAGAGACTTGCCCAGGTCCATTATCGACATATTAGTTTTTTCCCAAATCTTTGGAGCAATTGCAGAACTAAACATTGGACAATCCAAGATGCACAAAGAGTATCCTGTACTAAATTCAGATACTTGAGCTGTTATGCTGTCTACTTTGTCGTAAAAGTCATTATAAGGAACCTGTATATAAGAAGAGTTATCTCCAAAGTTTCTAGAAATTAAACTTTGATTTTGAAAACTAATTACTAGAGCGTCTTGTTCTTTAAAGTATCTATTCATAAATATCTTATAAACATCATAACTATTGTTTATATAATAATCAAGATAGTTAGCGTCATAAAAAATTTCATCATTAATTTCTCTTACCTTTGATGCAGTTAAGCCAGATAGTTCTAAAGGTATTGCCTTAACAAAGTTTTTATTATTATTTGTTAAACCAGAAACTATAGATCTAGCAAAATGTTTTGGTGGCTTCTTATCTCCTCTTACTTCTCCTGAAGCAGAGAATATTGCAGATCTAGTATACGTAACAAAACAGAATCTATCTTTTGATTCTAGAAGTGATGTTGCTTTTATTATTGTTTGTTTTTCTGATACAGTTTTCATTATCTATTCCAATTCACTAATACAAATTCTGTGTCCATTATTGATTCTATGTGTTGCAAGTTGTGAAACTCACCTTTATCTATTGATATATATCTATTATATTTTGAAATTTTATCTTCATCTCTTACATAACCAAGATGCTGCATCATTAGGCCAGAATGCAGAAAGTAATTTCTTTGTCTTACCCATTGTACAACATACGTTGGTTCCGACCCACATGCTAACTTTTTATCAAAGAAAGTTCCGTCATCACGATATCTAAAGATTCTAGAACTATTGTTTGGAGCCCACAGTTTGTCTACTCTATATTGGGTTTCATTCCACATGTGATAAAATCTAACATTTACAACATCATAAGCAGACTGATCCAGTACATATCTTAAATCCAAACCTCTATCATGGTACAGCATTTCGTCACAATCAATTGCAACAATCCAGTCGCCTTCTTTTGCAAACTTTTCTAAATTTTTCCAAGCGTTGGATCGTAAATTTCCTTCGTTTTCTGTAAAAAGAGTCTTATCCGTTTTAAAAACTTCTGCGTACTTTGAGGCTATTTCTGCTGTGTTATCATCTGAACAATCATCTGTAAATATAATTTTGTCTACCTGATTAGATAGTCTTTGTAAAACTGGTTCAAGGAATCTGTTAGATTCATTTTTGCCTACCATCTGTGCAATTATCATTTTAGCGTCCTAACGTTAAACAAGGCAGGGTGAGCCAAATAGGCCCACCCTGCCTCAAAAAGTACTATCAAGCAGTGAGCTCTTCTACCTGGTCATGAGCCTCTGCTGAAGAGATGCGCTCAATGTCGGTTGACTTTACGAGTACCTCACCAGCAACTCCTCGACGACCCATAGCAAGCTTCTGAGCATCAGTCTTGTTGTTGGCCTTTACCAAAGTGGTATTGGTAACCGCAAAATACTTGAACTTATTATCTGACATTTTTTTTCCTTTTAGTTAGTTGGATAATGGACTGCTATATATTCTATAGCATCTTGCAGACTGTCTGCAAGCTTTGTGGCCATATATTTCATATATGGTCGATCTTTATTTTGAACAGAGCACATGACTATAGCTGGTTGATTATTCATTTTAGCCCAAGCCATTTCAAAATCAGTTCCTATATATGCCCTATTTTCTAGCATATATTCTACCAGCATAATGTCCGATTTTCTTTGCATGAACAAATTTTTTTGAACGATTTCATCTGGTGTCATACCTAGTTCTTCTGGAATAGAAGTTGGATCATAGACTTTATAGCCCATAAAATTTAATGCTTCTGATGCTGACTTACGCCAACCTTTTGCATAATCGCCAACATAATCCATAGCTCCAGCTAGGTAAATTGCAATACTCATACAGGCCAATGATACTCTAGATCTGCTGGCTCGTCAAAATATTGAGAGTAATATTCGTAATCTTTTCTAAGAAGGTTAGATCTATGAGATTTATGAAAATCATTTTCACCAAACCAAAATGGTAAAACAATATTTTTATGGTCTATTTCCTCAAACTTCATCGTATTTTTGTAACCACGATCTATCCACTCTAAGATAGTATAATTTTGATATAGCTTTAGTGCCTCTTCATAGCCGGTCCACATGCGTGTTACTGGATGATTGCGCCAACCTTTTGTTGGTGTTCTATCTAACAAGATATTAAGAACCTGAAATGTTTCTACTCGTTGTTTTCCGAGCCGACGATAATCTAATACTTTTACTGATTGTATAAAATCAGGATACGGCAAGAATGTTTGCATTACTTTTCTTTCTTAAACTCATTGAATGTTTTGTCGCCAACGCCATAATACTCTCTTGCTAGTCCAGATGCAACTATGTCCGTATTTAAACATGCCCCAGCTTCATTCCATACTCTAGCAAGAACTCTACCATACTTTTCGTTTTTATCAATTATTGTTTCGATTTTTACTTTATAGTTAGAAGCTGTTAGCCACTGATCGGTAAATTCTTTTGCAGCTAACCCCATCTTTTTTTCTTCGAGATTAGAAGTTCTACTCTCTGGCGTATTGACTCCATAAAGACGCACTCTACCCTTCTTTAAGGTGTCAAAACCAAGGTCAATGATAATATCAAAAGTATCTCCATCAACAACCTTTTTTACCTCTGCATTATATATCCAAGGATTTAATTTATCTGTCATATTAATCTCTTTCTATTCCCATGTAATCACATGCTTTTCTAAAAATTTCTCTACTTATAGGAAAGTATTTGTCTGCTCTACTAATACCTTCTCCTGGTCTAGGCGTAGATGCATGCCAGCTATGCCCTATGGACACTGAACCATCATAAACTACGTTGTAACCTAAGTGTCGAGCAAAATAAGAGCACCAAGTTTCTTCATAATAATGAGGAGTAGGAAGAAAAGCTCCTACTGCATTTGGATAAATTTCTCTATACTTTTCGTTATTGGTCATGGCATCCCATACGTCTCTTCTGACAAAATACGCAGAGCCGGACACCGTAACGCACTCTACCTGATCTTTATATAAAACATCATCCGGATCATGCTCTCTCCAACCTCTGTGTTTAGGAGCTGTGTTTGTTCCCACTATACCAGCATGAGTTATGAAACCATTTTCGTCTCTTTGCTTAGGTCCAAGTATATGCACATCTGGATTGTTTGCAAAAATCTTTTCTATATTTAGACAATCTTGACTACTCATCCAAACGTCACCGTTTAATACTCCAATAATTTCTGCACCGCTCATGCTAGCCATATAATTTATCGCAGCCGAGTAGCCTATATTTTCTCTTAAGTATGTTCTATTGATCCAGTAGTTTTGTTCATTTTGTCTTAACCATGGAATAAAATCATCGGTAGATTCATTGTCCATTATATAAAGATTCCAGTTTTTTGCGAGCGCGCCATTTGGATTATACATATCTGAATGCAAAGTATCCAAAAATCTTTGCAGCAGGGGTCTAGTATTGTGGTTTACAACACATAAATCTATCATTATTGCCACTCCTCATCACTGTAGTCCGAATCTGGATTAAAATAAGTTTGTTCCGACCATTCGTAGATGGCACTAGCGACATCGTACCATGCTTGCTTGTCTTTTGGATCAGAAAAAGAACTGGCAAAATCATTATAGGTTTCTGCAATGTGATGCAGTATTGAAATGTCAGCGACAAAAACTGCTTGACCTGGCAATACTTTGACAGTTACTTTCTTTTTTTGGTTTTGTTTCTTACTCATTTTCTTGTTTTTTCTTTTTAATTTCAGCTGCTTGTACTTCTTCGTCTGAGACTTTATGTACACACAGTTTCTTATTGTCTGGTTGATATGTTATAAAAAGTATTCTTTTATCTTTTAGTGTATAGCCATCTGGTGGAGCAGATTCTAGCGCAATCTTTTTTGATGCGCAACCAAAAACCTGACTTAATCCATCGTACATAACTATATAGTTTAGTTTTCCAGCTGCCATTCAGTAATCTCCATTAAGTTTATGTTGTTTTTTTGTAGAAATAATTTTACATTATTCCATTCAGAATATGAATCATCTTTTATATAGAAAATATTTTTAACCGTTGAGTTAACAATGAGCTTAGCACACGTAAAACATGGGGGGCCATTAACATAAAGGCTTTCTGCATTAGAACTATAATCTGAATGAAGAAACGCGTTTTGTTCTGCATGAACTGCTATGCAGTTGTCGTATATTGATCCTGGCTCGCTATTTGCTATGAACCTAGGGCAGCCACCATCTTCACAATGTGTATAATTTTTTGGTCCACCATTATAACCCATGCCAACAACGTGACCAGATGGGTCAACAAGTATGGCTGCATATTTCTTTTTGCCACATGTTGAAAATATATTAGCAGCTTCAAAACACAGTTTTATAAACTGTATATTTTTTCTTGTAATCATAATTAATTATATACTGATATACATCCCAATATTAATGAGATTATTAAATTTATAGCTATAACTCCAAGCTTAGTTTTTCCTTTTTGTTCAATAGCCATTGTATACAATCCTATGTTCCAGTTGACAAGAAGAACATATAATATAACAAGGAAAATATCTATCATTAGCTTCCCATCAAAGCTTTTATGGACATTGGAAATTCTGGTTGGATAAGATCATAAACTGCTGATGCATACTTTTGGATTTCCACCTGAGAGTCCTCAGAAAGTCTTTGTGTCAAAAACAATACAGCTGACTGTAGTGAGCATGACCATCTATATATTACATACATGGAGTAAGCTGGCAAAAAAAGTCTAGCTTGTTCTGCTGCAATTCCGTTTTCCATAGCCATATTATATAGTGCTTCCCCTTTTTCTGCATGGAGGATTAGCTCTTGACTTAACATTGACCCGATAAAAGGATCTGCAATTCCTTGAGAACCCTGTTTTTTATCTTCTGGAGCTAAACGCCATTCTTCTGCTGATGGAAAGTAAAACTCTGGATCCATAGTTATGTATCTTCTAGAAGACTCGTTCCAAGAATCCATTGTATGGTCAGATCCAACAACATATTTCCAATGTTGTCTTGCAACCATCAAAGGTGCTTTAAATTCAAACGTGGCAAAAGCATGTCTGAAAGGTGACATATGATTTTCTCTTGCCAAGAAATTAAGAAGTTTTGCATCTTGTTGTGTAAACTCTTTTGACTCTTTAGCGAAGGATGCTCTCGCTGCATTAACCACAGAAAGATCACTTCCCATTTTGTCTACTAGTCTTACATAACCTTTGTCTAAAACTTGAATTAAATTATTCTCCATCATCACTTTCTTCTTCATCGTCATATTCTTCGATTTGCTCTACTATTGTATCACTATAACCAATTGCTTCAGCAATAAAATCTTCACTTATTTTATACAGAGGGCCCAATAACTCAAAAAGATTTGCGCCCACTTCAAATGTTTCATCAGTGTGTAGAGCATAAACCAAGGCGTTGATATTAAGAACTGACTCTAAAAGAGATTCCTGCATATGAATCAATTCTTTTATAACAGAATTTTTATCTTCTTTTACAACGTCTTTAATAGAATTTGAACTCATTAACTCATTAAATATTTTTTCAATTTCTTCGTTGTTTTCTTCTGACATAAACTTATTTTTGATTTTCCTTTACAAATTTTATTTCACAAGAATCAGTTGTACAATAAGCTTCGCCTATAGCATCAGCAGCCATGCCAGCGTAGACTCCAGAAAAATCAATTGGGAACAGTTTCATGAGACCTTCATCATTGTACTCTTGTTCAGTCATCTGAGTGTACGGCATCTGTGGGTATGTAAAGTTTCCAGACGGAAGGAAAGAAACTGTCTTTAACTGACCATCATACATGTGAAGTACTGTTCCAACATGATCTGATTCTGTTTCTGGATCAAAAGATATTGTGACTGAAACTGAGTTGTCAGACCAGTATCTCTGAGCTACCGCAGCTAAAGACATCTTCTCAAAGATTGTCACATCACGCTCTGCACGTTCTGCATCTGACTTTATTGGGAAGAACACAACACTAGTAGTATCTGGAGACTCTGATGCTGGCTCAACCCTATAGTTTGCCATCTTAAAAAGTGGAAGCATTGGGTCTTCATTCGAAAATCTAATAGCTCTAAGGAAGTATTTGCCACCTGGCGTCCAGTGGACTCCTGGCGATTCTCCAGCCAAAATAGACACAGTTCCAGATGGCTTTACGGTAGTCATCTTAATTGACTCCCTTATTCCAAGCCATTCTGAATAAGTGACATCATAACTTTTTACTGTGTTATAGCCAGTATCCATCCACTCTCTTAAAACTGGAAGACCTAGTCTATCAGCAAAATTGGCTACACCTGACATAGATGTACCGATTCTTCTATTGCGCTGCATAATTGCGTTTGTTTCTTCCCAATGAGTTGGAAGAAGGGTTACAGTTTTTGCGTATAGGTACGCAAACTTTAAAGTTCTCTTATAGTCTTCAAGATTCTCGTGACGATTCAAATAAGTCTCAACAAGAGTACAGCACTCATAAGACTCCAATGACTGCTCAGCACACGGGTTGTATCCAGCGACTCGCCAATCTTTGTTATTTGCTGGATCAGATAAGCGACCATACTTACGAGAAACATCAAGCCAAATAACGCCTGGTTCTCCATTTCTTGCGATGCCATCAACTATAGGGCTTAAGTCTTGTCCAACAGAAGTCTCAACTGAATTATTTGACATCCAACCCCAACCTGGATTCTCTGGATCATATGAGTTACGTTCTGGAAAAATCTCTGCGTTCTTTAAATTTAAAAAGTCTTGATCATCAATTCTACCTATTAAAAGCTCAGCTGAACGTCTTACGTTTCCAGACACAACACAAACACCAATTAAGTTGCCTATGTCAGCAATGTCTTTTCTTGTAAGTTTTTGTCCATTTCTATTTTTAAAAATGTTTCTTATAGCGTTGTGTAACTTAATAAGTGGATCTGGACCAGATGCTGTTCCTCCAAAAGTTTTGATTGGAGTGCCCAAAGGTCTAATTTGGCTATAGTCAAAAGATATTAGATTTTGATCTGGTCTTAAATAAGAGTTAATAAGAGACACTGTAGAGTCTCTCCATCCTTCTCTACTGTCTTCTATGACCTCTGTAACCTCTGCTTTATTTGGTTCATAGATGACAAAATCTTTGTCTGCTCCTTTATCGTCAAAACCAACTCCAACCCCCAGCATTGATGCCTCCATTAAAAATCCAAATGGTTTAGCTGGATTGTACTTTGTCATTTCGGCAGTAGAGACAAAGGCGCAGTTTTGAAGTGCTGCAGAGTTCTTTTGTACATTAACGATATTGGTACCCATAACCCAAAGGCCTCTTCCTGGTGGAGTCCACTTAAGATTGAATAGGCGATCAAAGGCTTCTTTTGCAGATGCTTGAGCTTTTGCATCATTCCAAGGCAAGCGGTTTTTCTTGCAATGATCCTTTTGGAGAGAGTACATTCCATTTATAACTCTTTCGCATACGTCAGTCCATGTTTCTTTTGTGCCATCATCTTTTAGTCTTGAATATGTACGCAAAAAAGTTATCTCTCCTAGAGAGTTGCCACCAGCATCCGTATATCCAAATGGAGCCTTTTTTGATCTGTATGACTCTATAAAATCATCGCTTAAACGAAACAAAAACATTGATTGATTCTTGATATTAGCTTGTACTTCTTCTGTATTTTGGTTAGTCATTGTTAACTCTTTCTTTATTTGAAACTCTTAATATAATTTTTGTTTGTTTTATTTATTTCTGCGGATTTTATTTTTATAATTTGATCCATAGAATATACTTTGTATATTTCTCTTTCAATAAAGTATCCACTTTTCCAATTTAATACTTTATCTACACTTGATTGATGATTTGTAAATAGGTTACAGATTATTGCGCCACCATAAATTTTTACTAAGTTTTTTATCTTTTGTATGCCCTCATCTTTTTTGTCTTGAGAATCAAACTTTTCTTTATCTAGCAAGTCATAGAGCCAATTGTAGGCTTGGCGAGTCATTGGAGACATATCTATATAATCGAATACCCCAAGTTGTATAACATCTTTTCTATACTTATCTATTTCAAGATCTTTCTTAATTATTTCTCTAAATAAAGAAAACCAGTCTCTCTCATTAAACTGTGGCCATCCGCCAACCCAAAATAAAAGAGACGACCTATCTTCTGGCACTGAAGTTTTATTATAAACTAGTGTTAGGCAGGCGCATGCAACAGACTTTTTTACATATTCTTTTGCCGACTCTTCATCTTTAAACTTTTTCTTTTGCGTTGACCATAAGTATGCGATCTTTGAGTTCCAGTCACACTCTCCTATATAAAGGTTCAAGTATTTTTCTGCTATGTCTAGTGGCATTGTTCCGTCTTCAACCACCGTTGTCATAGACTGTATAGACATTATTAATCCTCTTTATCTCTATCTAAAGATATAAAACGTGTTCTAAAAAACTATTCCCGCCCTTTTGACGAGGCGGGAATATTTTTGTGCTCATTAATTATAGCACACATAAATTGTAGGTCTTCATAGTAGCCATGAAGATGTTATTTTGAAGTACCGAATTTTTTCTTTCTAATATTTTTTTCCAATAAAAGATGAACACTGAGAGCAGTCCATGCAGCGATGGGGAATATACTCTTTAATGGTTTATCTGTTAATCTCCAAAAAGATCTTGTAAGAGTTTCTGCTTTTTTTGTTTTTATAGCGTACACATCATAAGCAAGAACCATAGACAGTATACCAAGCCATGCGTATGTTCCTGATACTCTATCGTCTTTTTCTAGATTAATTGGAGACGTATAGTAATTAGAGAGCTTTTGCAGATGGTACTCCGTACCACTCTTGAACTTTTTCTCTTCCATAATCACTCGTTACATTTGCTTGTCCATAGCCGGCAGTAAAAACACTCGCACTAGGAACGCGACTTACGTCATCTGGTCTAAACAGTTCAAATGATGCTGCCATACCAGTTGTTCTTGGACCATGGCCAACATTAACAAATATCTCAGATGCAGTAACGCCGTCAAATATATAGTTGCTATAGAGGCTGTAGCTGGTTGTACGATCCGCATGACCATAGCCAGATGGGAATGCCGAATTAGCTGTTAAGCCCTTAAACTCAAGAGGCTTAAATCTGGCACCGTCATATGTTGCCTTACCGTCTGGGAAAGTTCCAGATAGTGGATGCACATAAAGCGTTGATCCATTAAAAAGCTGCGAAAGCAGGACGTTACCAGGATGGTATCCTGTGCCGGGGGTGTGATGATTGTCTGGAGCACCGTCCAAAACGTGACTGGTGCTATATAGTGGGTAGTAGGAGTATGTCCCATTACCCTTGGCCTTACCAGTCATACTGGTATAGGGGTTGGTCATTTCAGCTGTAGTTCTGCCTTTTAGAACTGGTCTGCGACCTACATAAAAAGTAGCCATTTTATATCTCCTTGGTGTACACTATGTTATATATATAGTAAAAACAAATACTTGATTTTTAAGCAATTGTTTATGTATTATAGTCTGCTTCTATAATTAAATCAGATAGTACTGGAGGAATTTTGTCCTCCAGCAGATTTAGGGTCACTTCTACATAAACTGTAGAACTTGTGCCCGGATTGGTTAAAACGTAATCAGATCCTGACTTGTAGAATATTCTATGACTAAACGAATCTGACAGATTTGTCTCTGATACGTTGTATATTTTTGGAGAAACATTTAATATTGAAGATATTGTTTTTCCTGTAGGTGCATTAAACTTGATGAATGCTCTGCCTTTTGGCAGGAATTTGTTGTATCTTATATCCATGTCTGAAAGCCCATATGTATATACATATTTTGAATTCTCTACTACATAATTTTTTTGTCTAAGAAGTATTCTA